GTCTTACAGGCGAAATAAAGCTTGAAATAACCTACTCGAGAGACTCGGAACTAGAGCGACTACAATCGTTCATTGTACCGAAATCAAGGATAACATCGTCGCAGAGTATTGTTGCACTAGCAAATAAGGGTGTGTCTGTATCAAGCACTAATGCGGCCCTACTAGTTAATTATCTACAGGACTTTGAAGACACGAACTTCGATAGGATTCCAGAGATTAAAAGTATCAACCGTTTCGGATGGATTGGTAAAGACTTCTCACCCTACGTAGCCGGCATTGAATTCGATGCAGATGATAATTACCCAGAGCTAGAGCAGTGCGTAACGAAACCAAACGGCACTATTGAGGATTGGAAGGAAGTCGTCAAGGCTGTCAGAAAATCCCATAAGATAGCGCCTAAAGTCGCTCTAGCTGCATCATTCGCATCGGTTTTAATTGAGCCACTGGATGCACTTCCATTCTTCGTCCACTTCTGGGGAGCGTCTGGAGGAGGTAAAACTGTATCGCTAATGTTAGCCGCATCAGTATGGGGAAAGCCCGACGTCGGATCATATATTAAGACATTTAATTCGACCAAGGTTGCACAGGAAATCCTTGCATCGACCCTATACAGCATGCCCGTTATATGTGATGAGTTGCAAATTAAGGTGGGAGCAAGTGACAACTTCGACAGTTTGATTTACGAACTGTGCGAAGGTTCTGGAAAGAGTAGATCTAATAAACAACTAGGCATACAAGCATCAAGGAATTGGCGAAACTGCTTTATATCAAGTGGAGAGCAACCAATTACAGGCGAACTTAGTGGAGGCGGTGCAAAAAACCGAGTATTCGAAATCGAGTGTCAAGACGACCTCTTCAACGACCCTATGAAAATAGTTGAGGCAGTAAAGTCGAACTACGGACACGCAGGACGAGAGTTCGTAGAGGCATTAGACAGCAAAACACGCAAGAAGATTAAGACCGCACAGCAGTCTGTCTTTGCCGAATATAGCGAAAAGGGATTCACTGACAAACAAGCCCTTGCCGCATCTATTATCGTTGTGGCTGAGGCGTTCTACAGCTCAATAATCCTGAACGAACCGCCTAGCTTTATAGCGGAAGACCTCGAGCCTTACATAGCAACGCATGACGACGTGTCGCAAGACTTAAGGGCGGTAGAGTGGTTAAAAGGCTGGATTGTTAAGAACTGGAACAAATTCGATGAGGATGCACCAGAGATTTATGGAGTAGCGAATACATTCGATACGGTTGATATAGTTGCATCTGTATTAAGAGAACACTGCCAGAAAGCAAGCATTAACTACAAGAAATTGGTGTCGTACCTAGATAGGCTTAAGGTTCTTGAAACAAATAAGGGTAGAAAAGACCGCCGAGTAAGGATAGGAGCAACATCACCGTGTTGTATATCAGTTAAAAAGAGCTTTTTAGGTGATGAAAAAGATTAACTTGTTCGCAATGTTCACAAAATGTTCCCAAAAATAAAAAGCCACTTGCGAACGGTAAAAATATTGATATTTCAATAGTTATAAGTAATAAATATATACTTGTTCGCAATGTTCACAAAAATATTTACACACTTATAGGCTGTATAAAAAACATAAAAAAATATATACGCATATAAGTGTGAGCAAAAAAAAGTTGCGAACAACTGCGAATTTGCGAACAGCCTTGATAATACTGGGGTACAAGCGAAAATTATTGAGAACAAGCTGTGAACAGTTGGGAACAAACTAGATGCATGAACAAAATTAATAACATATTTTGTAATAAATAACAAAATAACGAAATTACATAAGGAGGAGTCATGCTAATTAAACTAATAGCCTTAATGCTGCTAGGTGTAATTGCCCTAGTGCAGCACTACAGGGGCAATGTAATAGCGGCTAACTGGCTGTATCTGGTGTTCGATGTAGGGGCGATATACCTGATCATCATCCCGCTACTGGATTTATTCATAGGGCACAGGCAGGGGATGTACATAGCGGCAACGATACTACTGGCGATAGTGATTATTAAGGATATGGAGGTGCGGAATGGCTAAATGGATATTAAGTGCAGAGTCCTACGGGGCGTTTAAGCACACAAAAGAATATATTCCTGTTCCGAATCCGTACGGGGTAACAGTGATTACGGAGCGCCAGGCAATCAGGCTGACTAGCGGCTGTAGGTGGGCGACTAGAGGGCATTATGTATATACAAGAGACCACAAGTCGATTAGGTTCGACACACTGCGAGAGGCTCAGCGATACGCAGAGCAGTTAGGAGGTGCAGAATGACTGAGAAAAGAATAATATCGATTGAGGTGACTTGTTATGCAGATTGCCCATTTTATAACAAGCCCTTGCCCACATCTCCGTTACTGCCTCGAAAGGGCGTTTGTCATAAGGAGGATTAAATGGTAAGTGAAGAAAAATTAAAGCACTACGCTGTCAATTTTCTTGATTCTGAGATAGATGAAATTCACAAGACATTAGAATTTGTTAAAACTGATGGAGAGAGACGGTTGTTAACGGAACTTGTAAGAGATTATAGGCGAGATCTTGCGGAAATAGAAGACAGCCTTGAAGGATAAAGGTGAGCATGATGAAAGAATTTAGACCATCAATCAACTTGGGCGTTAAGTCAAGCAGACACGGCAGAAGCACTATGCTTGTTAAATGTCCGTTTTGCGAAAAGGAGTTTGAAGTGTATATATGGAGCTTTGCTGGTTCTGGAAAAAGGTGTTCTTGTGGGGCATTGCTTGGAAGATTTAGTTGTGTAAAGGAGGTAGAAAATGATTAACGAAGATTTGAAGTACATAGCCGACCACTACGGGTTAGAGCATCAGCTAGGAAAGTGCAAGGAGGAGCTAGGTGAACTTATAAAGGCTATCGAATCATTGGACGAAAAGGCAATTGTTGAGGAGATAGCAGACGTCGAGATTATGACCGAACAACTAAAGTATCTTATGCGAACCGAGCCAAGTGTGGAGATTTACAAGGACTATAAAATCGCTAGACAGCTTAGACGAATAGCAGGGGAGCAGAGTCATGAGTGTGATAACTAGAGAGGAGTTATTGCGTATTCCTAGATTACGCAAGCACATCAAACGCAAGATGCAGCGTATTGAACTGTACGAGACGAGAGCAACTGGTGGAGCAATTGATTACAAGGAGCGTGTGCAGTCGAGTGTGAACGACTCAGCCAGTGATTGCCTATGCGAGGCTGTTGATCTACGGCGGGAGCTCATTGATGACACCAAGGAGCTTAACGATTTAATCAATAGGGCCTATGATTTTATGAGGACGTTAGACGAGGTGCTCCATAGGGATATCGTGTATGCAAGATACATCGTGGGGCTGCCCTGGAATGACGTTGCGAAGACGTTTAATTATTCCAATCAACGAATTTTTCAAAAACATCGCGAGATTTTATGTAAATTATAGTTGATTATAGTTGATTATAGTAGGTTCTCTAAAATATGATATACTCAAGCAAAGCTGGAGAGGGGAAGAATAGACCCTCGCAGCACTGCTTGAAACAAATCCATTTATAAAGTCAAACTTAATAAGGTGTTGCCCGGTACCAGTTGGTATCGGGTTTTCTTTTGTGATACAATCACGATAAGTATTAAGTTGATTTTGTGGAGGTGTTTTGAAAATGCTTTGGAACGTAGTTAGTCTTGCATGTTTAGGATTACTTGCAGTTATAACTTATTTTGTAAAAGATTTACCTGTTTATTTCAGAGAAATGAAACTAGAACAAAGTCGTGCGAGAAACAGTCAAGAGCTACTTCGCGAGGCATATTTCAGAGAAATTGGTGGAGAAGAAGTTGCACAAATTTTAAAAGACTGGTTGTCAACTTTATTTCGTTTCAAAGATGATAATTTTGAAATTGACGACGAAGAAGATACTGATGAGGATAGAGAGGCATCTTCTGTTGAGGATTTGCTTTCTCGAACAGTATTATATGGGTCTACTCACACAATACATTTATGTGCATTATATATGCAGGATTTGTATGAAGGTATTCTTGACAGCGAAAATGATGGGTTGGACTATGCGGGATGTAAGTCAATTTTGTATTCAGCTTTCATTATTTCAAGTTTAAAGTTTGATTTTACTGGATACGAAGTAGAACCTTTGAGATTTCTTGAGATGAAGATTAATGATCTCTCAGAAATAAAAAAGACTGAAGCATTCAAAAAAGCTCTTGAAGATATCAAACGAGAAGATAAAAGGATGTGACAACATGTTAATTCTTATGATTTTGGTTTATGTGCTGAATGAAAATCGTGTTATAAATTTAAGTTCACCCAAGCTTATAATAACTGAAATTGTGCTAATGGTGTTATTTACTGTAGAGCTAAAGGTGGCGCATCATTTTATTATAAAAAGCACGAGGTTTAAGAAACGTTAAAACTTGCAAAGAGTCCTCCGGGGCTCTTTTTTAATATTTACAAAACAAACAAAGGGAAGAGGTGAGGCTGAATGCCAAAGGCGAGGAATCCTAAAGCAGATGAAGCCGAGGCTCTATACAATAAAGGCTTTAGGCTGATAGAAATATCTAAACAGATGGAATTACCAGAAGGCACTGTAAGGCGGTGGAAGAGTGTTTATAACTGGGATGCCGAACGTTCGAATAAAAAGAAAGCGAACGTTCGTAAAAGCAAAGGCGCACCTCGAGGCAATCAAAATGCAAAAGGTGCGGGTGCTCCTAAAAAGAATACCAACGCTGAGAAGTACGGATTCTTTTCTAAGTATCTTCCAGAGGAAACACTCGACATCGTACAGGCTGTTGAAAAGGCTAATCCGATCGACCTTTTATGGCATCAGATACAGATTGCCTATGCTGCTATTATCAGAGCTCAGCGAATTGCTTACGTAAAAGATAAGGACGATAAGACAGTTGAACGAGTCGAAGAGAGGGACGGCACTGTTTGCGGTGAAAAGTGGGAAGTTCAACATGCTTGGGATAAGCAGAATAACTTCCTCAAGGCCCAAGCAAGGGCGCAGGGCGAGTTACGAAGCTTAATCAAGCAGTACGATGAGATGCTACACCGTGATTGGGATATGGCGACAGAAGAGCAGAAGTCACGCATAGATCTAATCAAGGCTCAGACTGCTAAAGCAAAAGGAGACGATGGCGCAGATACTTACCGAGACGATGGATTTATCGATGCTCTTAAGAGAGAGGTGTCAGACGCATGGGAAGACTAGCGCAAGTATTTAGGTTTCAACCGTTTAGCAGGAAGCAGAAACAGGTGCTTACGTGGTGGCTTCCAGAGTCACCCGTACAGGATAAGAACGGCATTATTGCAGACGGTGCTATCCGTTCGGGCAAGACCGTATCAATGGCATTATCATACGTCATGTGGTCAATGTCGACGTTCGATGGCGAAAACTTCGGCATGGCTGGTAAGACTATCGGTGCATTCCGTCGAAACGTACTAAAGCCACTCAAGTTGATGCTGTTCGCTAGGGGCTATAGGTTCAAGGATCATAGAGCTGACAACCTACTCGAGGTAAGACGCAACGGTGTAACGAATTATTATTATATCTTCGGCGGTAAGGACGAACGTTCGCAAGACCTTGTGCAGGGTATCACTCTGGCGGGGTTCTTCTTCGATGAGGTTGCCCTTATGCCTGAGTCGTTTGTCAATCAGGCTACTGCTCGTTGCTCAGTAGAGGGGTCAAAGTGGTGGTTCAATTGCAACCCGGACAGACCACGTCACTGGTTCAAGATTAATTGGATTGACAAGGCTGATGACAAAGACCTTATATACATACACTTCACTATGGACGACAATCTGTCGTTATCGGAGGTAATAAAGGAACGATACAGACGCCAATTCGTTGGTGTCTTTTTTAAGCGCTTTATTAAGGGATTATGGGTCGGAGCAGAAGGACTTGTACATCCGCAGTTTGCAGATGATGCAGACAAGTACGCAATCAGCTACGACGAGCTTATGCCGTTGAATGCAATTGGAGAAAGACAGAACGCACACAAACTAGTGCAGATATGTATCGGCATAGACATAGGCGGAACGAAGTCGCATACACCGTTTATAGCTACTGGGTTCACTAAAGGGTTTAATAAGCAGATACGACTGTATTACAAGCGAATTGTACACAGTAAAGGCACAGTTGATCCCGAGAAGATTTACAGCACATTTGGAGAGTTTGTTAGCGAAGTAAGGGCGCTTTACCCAGGCATACCGATAACAGCTGCATTCGTTGACAATGCGGAGCAATTAATAATAAATGGACTGGCGATGTATAGTGCAGCGAATAGGGTAGGTGTTAATGTTACAGGATGCCGCAAGACGGAGTTTAGCGACAGAGTGTTAGCATACAATGCTGTAATCAACACCGGGCGCCTACTCTGGGTCAAAGAATTCTGCGAACCGATTGCAGATTCAATCAGTGAGATGGTATACGACAGTAAGAGTAAAGAGGAGAAGTTGCTCGACGATTTCTCGACTGATGTTGATACATATGATGCTGACTTCTATTCATGGAGTTACTTTATTAATTATTTCCATCCGATAAGGAGGACGAATTGAGAACACACATAATTAGTTATTTGAATAAAAAGGGCTACAAGGTTAACAGCAAAGCCCTTGAAATAATCGATACATGTGACATGTGGTATCGTGTGGAACTAATCGACGATTTCCACAAGCGTAGCACAGTTAACAACGTTGATTATGAGATGGCACGTAGCGGATTTGCGAAGAGAGCATGCGAAGATGATGCTAACCTCTGTGAGATAGTTGAGGTAAGGCTCGAGGATACTTCTGCAGATAAGTACGTCTCGGCACTACTAAAATCCGAGAAGTTCCAAGACAACATCAGGGAACAACTGGAGCTAATCGCTGCCGAGGGAACTGTTGCTACATATGCAAGAGTAGTCGGTGCGGATGTACTTGAATCACAGGAACTTCGCGGTGGTAAGATAGAGCTGGTGTATGTTAAGCCGAATGGGGTATTCCCGCTAAAGGTCGAAAAGGGTACGATTACCGAGTGCGCGTTCGCATCGGAAGATGTCGAGAATAACAAGGCTCGAACAACAATAGTGATGTTTACACTAGAGGACGGCGCATATAAGTCGACTACTGCGGTGTTGGATGAACAAGGAAACGAGATACGTGAACGTCACGTTGATATTGTGCTGGGAGAGGTTAAGCCGTTCGCGGTACTAACCACCGCGGCGGTCAATAACCTTAAGGATATGCAAGGTTATGGGCTGCCTAAGATATGCGGTGCTATTCCCGAGCTAAAAGGCGTTGACTTGATATTCAACGTCCTTTTTGGTGACCTTGACAAAGCCGACAAGATGATTCTGTACAACGAGGCTCTGTGCAATTTTAATAAAAACGGTGAACCTGTTACTCCGAATAAGCAGCACAAAAAGACATTCGTGTCGGTAGGTAAGGCTCTACCAGAGCAGAAGACTCTTATTCAGGAGGTAAATCCTGAGATTCGAATTGATGAGATTACCAAGACATTTGAGTTAGTGCTCTCACTGCTATCGCTTAAATTCGGATATGGTTCGAGAAAGTACAGTTTCGAGAACGGTCAGATAAAGACCGCGACAGAGTATATCGGAACTAAACAAGACTCGATGCAAGAGCTCAACAAGCAGCGGCAGAAGTTGACCGACTACATAGGGGACATAATCAAGGCGTTGCTATGGTTCTCGAATGCTACCAGCAGCACAAGTTATGACCTCAATGTTGTTATCAATATTGAGTATGACGATAGTTACATCATCGATAGGCAGAGTGAACTTGAAGCAATGCGTCAAGATGCGCAAACGTTTGGGCTTCCGAAACTGGTTATCAATTACCTTATGGAGAAGTACAACTTATCCGAGGAAGAGGCGAACGAGTGGTACAACGGGGGTGGAGCAGAGGCGGACCCAATTGAACCTATAGGGGAGTAATTCTATATGCTATCGGATAGACAGAAAGAGCAACTATCTGCAGAAATGATACCGCTGTTCCAGGAACTAGAGCAAGACGTTATACAAGATATTGCTCGTAGAGTTCGTAAGGAGTCGCGCTGGACAGAGACTGCGGAACTACAGGCAAAGACTCTTGAGGCTATGGGATATAAGCCGATGGAGATTCGGAACAAGGTCATGCGAGAACTCAAAGCGGACAAAGCGTATCAGGCTATGATTGCAAAGAATACGCTTGAGCACAAGAGAGCCGTTAGGGACCGCATAAAACAGCTTGTAGCAGATGCAAAGGAGCGCGGCGATGATATTGTAAGTCGTGCTGGCACAATGGCATTTAACGACGATTTGTCCTTCTGGAAGTCAAAGGGAAGACATCTCAGACACAGCTCGGAATTGGCTGAGATAAACGCAACTGCTTCGCACCGATTAGCTCATGAACTGAAGAACCTTACACACTCTACTGGGTTTAAGTTTATCGGCGCACCTATAAGGCTAGATAAGGCGTTTAGTCATGCGATGGATAGCATGATAATGAATGTAGCTACGGGGACCTTTTCAAGCGGACAAGCAGTCGAAAAAGTCGTATCTGACCTAGAGAAGAGCGGAATTAGGCACGTTGACTTCGGCTCCGGTATCTCAAGAGGGATTGACGTAGCTGCTGCCTTAGTGGTTAGGACTACACTCGGCCAGATGGCTGCTGAGATATCGATGAGCAATGCGGCCGAACTCGGTACCGACCTCGTTGAGGTATCGTCACACGTCGGAGCCCGGGAAGGTATCGGTCACGCTAGTCACGTAGATTGGCAAGGTAAGGTCTATAGTATCAGTGGTAGACGGCATCCGGAAGAAGAGGAACGGCTCGGCTACAAGATAGAGAAGCTGTCAGACGCTACGGGGTATCCGGACGATCCGACAGGCTTGTGTGGATACAACTGTCGCCATACGTTCTATCCCTTCCTTGAGGGCATTTCTGAACCAAATCCAATCGTAAAGGACCCAGAGCCTGTAACGGTTGACGGACGAACCTACACACATTACCAGGCAACACAGGTACAGAGGAGACTTGAGAGAGAGCTGCGAGAGTTAAAGCGGCAGTATATAGGCGGAGATACCACGAGACTAGCGGCTATCAAAGCAAAAGAACAGAGGTACGCAAGATTTTGCAGTAAGGCGGGGCTTAAGCAGAATCTTGAAAGGCTTTACGTTAAAGGGTATAAGCGAGATTTTGAGTATATTAAGCCTACAACAGTTGATAGTAACAAGATATTAAAGCGGTTTGATAAAGACACTATTAAAAAATTAGACAGAAAACAGTTGGAACATTATGCAACTGATATTTTTGCCCGCAAGCAAAAAGGATTGTCTTATGAAGAAGGTGTGCGTAGAGCCAAAGCTTTAATGGACGGTAATACAGATGCACAACTGCGAAAATATATAGTCAAATATCAACAAAACTTGGTATTTAAGCCTAAAAATGATATAATCACACCGACAAAACACATTATCCATTTAGATAAAAAGGAGAATTTGTCAAATTACGATTTAACTAAGATTGCTCCGGCACAAGACAAGCATATTGTCGGTACAAATTCGTATAAAAACTTGTCAGAGACAAGAGCCTATGCGCCTTCATACCTCACGATATCACCTGATAAAATATCAGGACTTGTGGCAGAATACGCAGGGAAAGGAGTAAATTTTTATGATAGTCACGGTAATTGGACGCATACTGAAATAATTGTCACGAACGATGAAAACATAGGGGTTGTAGTAAATAATCTTAATGGTAAAACGCAAGAAACAAATGTCTTTAAGATTCATTATTCACAAAAAGGGGTTCACATAGTGCCTGATTACATAAGAAAGAAACAAAGGTACACGATATGATAGCAAAAGATTTTGAAAAATATATTGAAAAAAAGGTTTTGGTTATGCTCACTGACGGCAGAGGGATTGCAGGTGAGCTTGATTCCATTGCTCCTGATTACGATACGGAGTCTGGGAAAGATGAGCTCGAATTATTTATCGAAGGAGCATACATTGTGGTTCCTGTTGACGAAGTAGAAAGTATCAAAATAGCATAGAACATAATACAAAACTAAATACGTTAATTAGCATCGCAATGAAGCGGTGCTTTTTTATTGCCCTTGGACTGCGGCGTTAAAGGTGAGGTCTGTAATAAGCTAGTCTGGGCGTAAGGATTCGCAGGACGTTAAATACAGAAAGGATTATATAACTATGGCACTAACAAGAGACTTATTAAAGCAAATCGGCATCACTGATGATGATCAGGCAAAGAAGATACTTGATGCACATCATGCAGAGTTCGACCCTGTTAGGAAGAAGGCGGAGCAGTACGACAAGGTTAAGGCTGACTTCGACGAACAGGCGAAGAGCATTAAGGCGCTGCAGGACGCTGCGGGAGATAAGGAAGGTCTCCAGAAGCAGATTGATGTTCTTAAGGCTGCGGCAGATACGAAGGCTGCCGACCACAAGAAGGAGCTCGAAGAGCTGCAGAGCAAGCTCGAAGGCGCAGAGTTTGACAAGCTGCTTGATGATGCAATTACCAAGGCAGGAGGTCGCAGAACCGCAAGTATTAGGGCGGAGCTTAAGCTTGACGAGCTGAAGGCAAGCAAGGACAGGTCAACAGACATCGATGCTGCGATAAGGGCCCTTAAAGAGTCGGACGATACGTCGTTCCTCTTCGGTGAGCCTGAGGCGAAGCCAACCGGAGCGAAGGTCAACTCTTCCGGCAACGCTGGAGGTGGCACAGGGGGAGAAGATGCAACGGAGGCTACCGCAAGAGCTGTGATGGGTCTCAAGCCAATTGACACAGGAAAGGAAAACTAAACTATGGCAAATCAGATCGAAAAATTTAAGGTATTTGTAAGACTTCTCGATGAGGTTTACAAGACAACATCATGCACATCAATTCTTGACGGTGCTCCAGAACTAGCACAGCAGGGGGCTAATGCAGATGAACTCATCATCCCTAAAATCGACATGGACGGACTAGGAGACTACGACCGTTCCGCTGGATACACTATGGGTAGTGTTGAGTTTAAGAACGAGACAGTTAAGTGCAACTTCGATAGAGGTCGTAAGTTCCTCGTTGATGCAGTTGACGATATCGACACAGCGGGAATGGCATTCGGCAAGCTCTCATCTGAGTTCGAGAGAACGAAGGTAATCCCAGAGCTCGACGCATTCAGAATTGCAACTTACTGCAAGAAGGCAGGCTCGAACATTAAGGCAACTACTATCACAGATGGCGCATCAGCTATCAAGGCGATTGCCACGGTGTTTGATGAAATGACAGACAACGAGGTTCCTGAAGACGGAAGAATCCTATTCGTATCTCCAACAGTGTACGGACTAATCAGAGACCTTGACACTACTAAGTCGAAGGAAATCATCGGTCAGTTCGCGAAAGTTCAGAAGGTACCAGCAGGCAGATTCTATACTGCGATTAAGCAGAAAGACGGTAAGTCGGGCGGAGAAGAGAAGGGCGGATTTGAGAAGGCATCTACAGGTAAGGCTCTTGACTTCCTAATCGTTGAGCCTTCTGCAGTTATCCAGTTCCAGAAGCGCAGAGTCAACAAGGCTGTGCCTCCAGAAGACAATCACGATGCCGATGGTTGGATTTTCCCATTCCGAGAAGTCGGTATAGCTGACGCTTATGAGAACAAGCTGAACGGTATCGCAGGAATGCACAAGGCATAAGGAGGTGCTATATGGGTAGAATAGTAGGACTTGAAATCTTCGATGATGAAGTTTTGGAAACTACAGAACCGGCAGATGTTGAAGAAGTTACCGAGGAAACTTCGGATACAGAACCGGCAGATGTTCCGGAGGAGGAGCCGAAGAAGGAGCCGAAGAAGGGCGGAAAGAAGAAGTAACCATGTTAGATGTGCAGCTGAAAGACTATCAGGAAGTGTTCGATGACATCACCGATGAGGCGGAGTACAAGCGGCTGTATCTGAGGGCCGAATCGCTGCTACGCGGGTTGACGACGAGACGGATTGACAATGTAGTTGATCCGTCTGATTTCCGTTATAGCCAGGTCAAGGCAACCATAATTCGCGTTATCCATGAATTGCACGCAAAACCAAGTAGCTCGGGTATCAAGATTGTTAGCAATGACGGTTACTCGGAACATTACGACAGTGAGCAATCATGGAATGAGAGTATAGAGGGCACTGTTCGGTCGATGTTATCCGGAACAGGTTTAATGGGGTTTATGTAATGAATTTTACTGACACAATAACGATTTATAATCATTATAAGGAAAACGGACACGACAGATGGAAGCGCACGGTGCTAACTAATTGTCAATGGCGCCGTAAGATTGTCCGCACCGTGGATAGTGGCGGTAAGGTTATAAAGACTAACGAGGTGTCAATTACAATACCTATGCGTGATGGTTACAAGGTAGCCATAGACTGGGCGAGATTAGCAAATAAGGCGAGTTATTGGACGGTTGATACAGAATATAGCCTTGATATGATTATCCTCGGAGAAGTCAAATTTGAGCTGTCTGAGGCATATCCGCCAAAGAACCTAAAGCGTGATTATCCCGATGTAATCACAGCAAAGACTCTCGCGGATAACACCAACAGAGACAGGCTCAAGCATTGGAAGGTGACGTCATAATGGGTGTTCAGATTAAAGATGCAAGAGTTGTAATGCTGCCAATAGGGGTAATTTTACGAAAAAGAGGTCTAGAGGTTAACGGTAGGGTACAAAGAGTAGTCGACCAAGAGGTATTACGACTCTGTAATCCATACGTTCCGCACGATAAAGGTGATTTGATTATGTCTGGAACGGATCACACGAAAATCGGAACCGGTGAGGTCATATATCGCACACCTTATGCTAGACGCTGGTATTACCGACCAGCAAAGTTTAAAGGCGCACCTAAGAGAGGCAATTACTGGTTCGAACGCATGAAAAAAGAAGGCGGCAAAGACAAGATTTTAAGAGCGGCAGCCGCTACAGCCGGAGCAAAAGAGAGGTAGCAAATGGTGACGAACGGCGAAAAAATTAAGACTTGGCTAAAAAGGTGCGAACTTGTGGTAGTAGAGGATGTTGATACCGATAGACTCGAGGCACAAGTAGAGAGCATCGGCATATACAAACAAGCGCAGAGGGATGTCACAGAATTTGTTGATGGCTCCAAGGTTGTGAGCGAATATTATTACTTCCTTACCCGCAGAAATGCACAGCTCGAGGCTGAACGAATTAACTCGCAGGCGTTCCTGACTATGGTCGAGGATTGGGTAGAGGAACAAAACGGACTCGGCAACCGTCCGTCGATTAAAGGCATCGAGGAAGTGTTCATCGCTAACGGATTTTATATGATTGACTCGGAGTCAGACGAAGCAGTTTATCAGATTTCAATCGGTATCACATATCAGAAGAAAGAAAGGAAATAAATAATAATGAAAGGTGAAGGCAAGGTTAAAAAGTATGAAGTTGTACCTTTTATTAAACCAAAAGGAGCAACAGATTACCTACAGATCAAGAAGTCTACAGAACTAAAGCTCGAGTTCGGGGCATCTGTGGAAGAGTACGACTACATTTCGGACGAGAGTCCAACGTCAGAACTTGAGAAATACAAGCCAGAGATTAGCGGACTCCCTCTAACCATGTACAGGGAAGAGGCGGATTTTGCGGCAATCTGGGACATCGCATACAACCTCAAGGTAGGCGGCGAGGCGGTTGTCGACCTTCTGCTTATATATAAGTTCGATGAGGATGCAGCAAAGACTGGCACATGGAAGGCTTGGAATGTACCTGCTACCGTTGTAGTTAAGACTCTTGATGCAGTTGAGGGCAAGATAGAGTTTGACCTACAGATGAGAGGTACAATAAAGAGAGGAACTGTTACAGAAGAGGGCGGAAAACCTAAATTTAAGCCAGCAGCATAAGTTATCACTAAATTAATACACTTTTTAGGAGGGATGTAACAGTCCCTCCGTTTTTATTTACGTAAAGGAGACAATAACAATGGAAAAGATGGAAATTGTTCTAAACGATAAGGAGTTCGAACTACCAAAGCGCACACCGAAGATTGCAAAGCTCTTTGATGAGTTCAACGCAACGTTCGGAGAGGGCGACGTAAAGGTTCATAACAGCGCAATGAAGGTGCTGGAGGCGACAATCGGAAGAGAGGGGATTAAGGAAGTGTTCGGAACAGCAGATTCTGACCAAATTTCCGTTGTTGAGTCTGCTATTGCTGTAAAGGAGATTGACGACGTGTATATGGCTCCTTTAATGGCGTATATGCGTAAAAAGGAAGCGGAAGAGATGGACAGTCCAGCACTTACGGCGGCTAATGAGCTCATGGCTAACATGGCGAATCTGTCTAACTTGAAATAATGAAACTGCCTTATAAAAGGCTGCCGAAAACCTTAACGCTTGGCGGTGTTGATTACCCTATACGCACAGATTTTCGATTTTGGCTCGCATTATCAGAGCTTGAGGACTTATCTGTGCTGTTTATAGGTAAAAATCCATCATTTATGGGGTATTTTTCTTCAGAATCGATAGAAAAGATAGTTGAATTTTATCACTGCGGAAAAGAAGTAGAGCGAAACGAGAAAGGAACCAATGTTCTTGACTTCAAAATCGACGAAAATCTAATATATGCGGCATTTAAGCAAGCATACAACATAGATTTATACGATTTAGAACAAGAAGAGCTCCATTGGTACAAGTTTAAAGCTCTCCTAGACGGAATACCTCCGAACACTGCTCTATCCAAGGTTATTGAGATAAGGGCATACGACGGAGATGATCCAGAGGCAAAGAAACTGCGTGACAAGTTCGCACTGCCTAGACAATTGACTGAGGAACAAGAGGCAGCAGGAAGAAAATTTGACGAGGTATTTAAATAATGGCAGACGGCACACTTATATTTGATACAAAAATTAATAATGAAGGTGTCAGCACAGGAATGTCTACCGTCAAGAAGCTGTTTACGGCAGGTATAGGCTTCGTGGTCGCAAAGCACGCTGTAGGTCTAGCAAAGATGGGAATTGCCTATAATTCTCAGATGCAGGACTTCCAGAGCAAATTCAAGGTTCTGCTGGGTTCAGCTGCTAAAGCGAATAAGCACGTAGCAGACCTGCGTAAAATGGCTTTAAAGACGCCCTTTAGGACAACAGACCTTGCGGCTGCATCACAGCAGTTACTTACTTTTGGCATAAGGAGTAAAGACGTTAAGGGGCACCTGCAGAGACTCGGCGATATTTCGCTAGGCAACAAAGAGAAGTTCCAGCAGCTCGGGCTCGTACTCGGGCAGGTCTCGTCACAAGGTAAGCTGATGGGGCAGGATTTACTGCAGTTTATCAATGCGGGATTTAACCCTCTTCAGGAGCTGTCTAAAATGGGCCGTGGGACCTACAAAGAACTCAAGGATCAGATGGCTCAGGGCAAGATTAGCTTCGAGGACGTACAGGCTGCGATGGAACATGCAACAGCTAAAGGCGGACAGTTTTTTAACGGTATGAAAGAGGGAAGTAAAACCTTTGCAGCACAGGTTGATGCACTAAAGGGCAACCTTGAGATTTTAGCAGGTAACGCGGTTAAACCACTCTACAACATGCTAACTAGACTCGTACCGCATCTTGCAAAAGTTGCATCGCTAATGAATAGGCATCCGAAGATTATCGGAGCTGTTGCGACCGCGGTCACATCACTTGCTGGAGCAATGGCGGCATACTATGCAGCACAGAAGTGGAGCTTAATATCCGAGGCAATAAGAACCTCGATGATGGGTTCTATAAAGTTCTTCCGAGCGTTCCACGACGCAGCTTGGCTAAATCTCGGAGTTGTTGTGGATAAGATTATCCCAGGACTGGGAACAAAACTACTTAATATCTCTACAGGGATGCAGTCCGCGGCAATGAAGGTCGGAAGCTCACTTGCTACACTTGGGCAATCAATGCTCAAGTTTGCAACAACTCCGGCAGGGATTGCGGTCGGTATTGGTGTAGCGGTAGCCGCACTTGGACTCTGGGTTAATAAGATAGGCGGAGTGGATAAAGCAACTCAACTGATTCACGCAAAACTAGAGGCTTTTAAGTCTAAAATACCACAGATTATGCAAGGTCTCGGAAAGGCTATACTTGCTGGTATAGGGGTACTTAAGACTGTTATAGTCGAGATTCTTCCGGAAATAGTAAAAGCTCTCTGGGCGGCTCTACCATCGGCACTAGCAACTATAGGGCAGTTAGCCGGGCAACTTGGTACGTGGTTGATGCAGAAAGTCGGACAACTTGCCCAGACCATCGCTACGGGCCTACCGAAGGCTATACAGGCGGTTATCGCAGCTATACCAGAGGTTATTAAGTCGTTACTCTCCGGAGTCGGCGAAGGTGCAAAGCAAGGCGGAGAACAGGCAGGGGCTAAAGGTGGCGAGGGAATTGCTACAGGGTTCCTGAAAACGTTCATAGTCGGCATGGGTAAACTCGCACTCGCGATACTCTCCGCAATTCCTCGCATTGCATGGGCAGTAGCAATAGGAATTATTAAGAGTATTCCTACTATCCTTGCCGCAGTTGGTAGCCTAGCTGTAGCGGCGCTTAAGGCGATAGGAAGTGGTCTAGGTAGCCTCGTAACGATTGCTGTTAATTGGATATGGGGCTTTATCGAAGGATTCCTTGTAGGTGCAGCGAACGTAATTAGTGCAGTTTGGAACTTCGCAAAGAGCTTACCAGGTAAGATAGTGAGCGGCATTGGTTCGCTCGTATCAATTGCGATTAACTGGTTAATTGGATTCGTTACCGGAATACGTAACGGGTTCGCGAGAGCTGGTTCAGCTGTTGTAAGTGGTGCTAGGTCTCTTCCTGGCAGAGTTCGGGGCGCGATAGGTAATCTATACAGTATTGGGGTTCATTTCTTGCAAGGTCTTATTAACGGTATAAAGGCTGGGTTTAGTCGAGCACTCGGTATAATCGGTTCGCTCGGTGCGAAGTGTAAGTCGAAACTAAAGAGTGTATTCAGCATTAACTCGCCTTCAAGGTTCACCACTTGGGTAGGTAAGATGCTTATCGAAGGTATGGACGTCGGAATTATAAGAAACACAGACAAACTACTCAATTCTATAGGTGAGCAAATGGGGCTAGTGCAGGACGCATTCTTGATAGATACGCCTGATATTAATCCAGTATCGGCAAGAATCAGCGGAGAACGTTCGCGAATCTTCGGTGCTACAGGCTCGAGTCAGAATGTTGAAGTTAACCAGACCATCAACTTCAATCAGCCTTGGAAATCACCAGCAGACGTAACGAGAGCTTTATCGTGGGAGACTGCGAAGTTAGGACTAGCAGGAGCACAGTAATAATGGTACATAATTTAGTTTTAAAGGCCGTTCGTAGTGACGGCCTAGTTTTTCACTACGAGTCAGACGACTGGCGAACTACTTCTGTTACAGGAGTAGATGCTGCGGATATAGAAGTTTCGAAAGAAGCAAGAGGAGTTGGAGATGGTGCGATCATCACAGGTAAGCGCAGACTTCCTAGAGAGATAACTATAGCGGCAAAAGCGCAGAATCACGAGGCAAGGGCAAAAGCTCAAGGGTTCCACAACAATCGTTACAAGGTTGATTTATACATAACCTATAACGGAGTAACTCGAATTGCGAAGGATTGCGAACTTACGGGAAAGTCAATTCCGACAAAAAACGTTTATAAACGTCCGGACATGACTATAAAGTTCCTGTCACCGCACGCCGATTTGTTTGCTGTAGAGGGAGAACAGACGAGTTTTAGTAAGAGTCAACCTCTATGGGCATGGCCTCACGCGTTTAGAAGTGGTATGAGGCGAAACTTCTCAAGAGAGGAGGTCGCAACTGAAAAGGTTATCGAATACCTTGGCTCCTCCCCCGCACAGCCTATTATCGAGATTGAGTCTCAAGGCTATGCGAAGAATATCACTGTTAAGGTTAACAACAATGTTGCTGTTCTGAATGTAGCACTCAAAAAAGGCGACACAATCACAATTGATACATCTCGGTCCTATGCGGTGCATAACAACAAGATACTAGCGTTGGGAATGGGTGACGATCCTTACGACTTTAGGCAGTTTGTGCTCGATTACGGTGACAATGTTGTCAAGGTCGACGCAGAGGCGGGGGCTTCTGCACTAAGGACGAGCATAGAGTATATAGGGAGGTATGATGGCGTATGATACAGTTCTTCGATAAGTTCATGAATCGCCTAGAGGATCTCGACTTCATAGAAGTGTCATGGAATAGAAAATGGACCGAACCGGGGGACTTCTCTATACATCTCGCTGCGAAAGACTGGAACAAACATGCGAAGTTCGTACGCAACACAGGACGTCCGGAGACGGGCATCATTCAGAAGACTGTATACGAGGTAACTGCACAAGGGGCGATGGTGACTGTATCAGGCTTCTTCGCTGAAAAGGTGCTGTCTAAAGTCGTGTTGCACTCAGATGAGAATGTTAACGAAAGAGGGGCAACTGTTGTGTTCGGACTTTTTGCGAACATCAATTCTAGCGCACTCGGTCAATACTCCTCACATATAACTGACCACAGCATACCGCCATCGGTACCTGGTCAAGTGTGGGGCGACTACGATGCCGAGTGGATGCCGGAGCTAGTCTATTCCTTTAAAGGCGGAACCGACGCAGCGACATCGCTATATGATGCTTGTTTGCTGTATGGGTTAAGCATATCGGTCGAGGTTGCAGAGACGTATAAAGAGTCTGTTGATTGGATAGAGGAGTGGCAACGCAAAATAAAAGAGCCGCACTTCCTATACAAGGTATACCCTCTTCATGGTCGAGATTTAAGGGATAAAGTAATTTTCGGAGTTGGCTGGGCAAATGTCTCAAAAATCGAATATATCTACGACGACAGCGGGGTAGTATCGATTGTAGAGGCGAGGCAGACAATGGAGGAGACCGGCTTTTCAAAAGAAGAGCTAGTCACCGATGAGCAAGGCAACACTAAGAGCTTAATTCGAGAGTTTTATATCGATGAAGGCAATCGTCCTCGGGACCTTGACTTGTACCCGAAAAAGGTAATTCAAGGCAACGTATCCGGCATCGAGCTTATGGTATCCAACGAATCAACCATTAGGGAGCAACTGCGAAACCAAGCAAAACTCGAGATGTTGAACAACTGGAAGCAGGAGACAATCAACGTCGATGTGCTTCAGAACACATTCTACTACTTGCAGGACTACAATCTAGGCGACATATGTACGATAGTCCTTGATGATATAGAGCAGATGTTCACGGCTCGGATCATGGAAGTTAAAGAGGTGCATCGCAAAAACACCGTAGAGGTACAGCTTGTTATGGGAACACCTCGCAAGCAGAACTATGTCGCTTTAAGTATTTAAGGAGGTAACTAAATGATTGCATTACCACTACAGTCGCATTTTGACTCAGACCCTAACGGCGATAGGGCGGTATCTGATAGCGACATAAGAGAAGTATTTAAGTCAATATGGGGGAACGGAGTCACGACAGTTAAGTCCGACGGCTCAGACCTGCAGGTTCAATCCCATAGCGGTATGAAGGTTAAAGTAATGCCAGGAGGATGTGTTATAGAGGGCGCAATCGGCAGACAGACGAATGAGTTAACAATCAACATCAGTAACTCTCACCCTTCGTTAAAGAGAATCGACAGAATAGTTGCAAGGCTCGACTTGTCCGACAGCGTAAGAAGTATCGATGTGTACAAGAGAGAAGGTGTACCGTCCAATACACCAGTTGCTCCAGACCTCATAAAGCAACCGAATTACTTCGAGATTGCTCTAGGGGATATATACGTAGGCGCTGGAGTGTCTGAGATAACAGCGGCGGCAATTCTCGACCAAAGACCAGATAGAGAGCTGTGCGGCTTTGTCTTGCCAGCATTTCCGACGAACTTCAGTCTAGAGGCAATTACGGACCGTTGGCAGTCAATCCTAGAGGGAGCTATTAGCGGAACTGCTGCAGGAAGCTTGCAGAATGCAATTGAAAAGTTAAAGAGCGACATTCAGGGCGCAAATGTTGGTATGACCGATGTGCACATCAACAATGCATCGTTAGAGAACGAGCTCGTTGCTTACTTTGGCAACAGCATAAGAGTATAGGAGGTAGAT